TCGAACTGTTCCCCTCCACCGGGATAGCCGTATTCGTTCATATTGACCCCTCTCTTCTATTGAATGGGGGTCAGAGTTGCGGCCTATCATTCCCATGTCAGATAGTCTATAAAGGTGCTGCATCTTGCAAAGATGTACCTGTTGTTCACCCACCGTTGCAGTTTCCGCAGGTCGTGGCCTTTGGGGATGCTGTCCTTGTTGTAAAGCATCACATACGCCCAGAAGCCCATCTCCCGCAGGGTGTAGATTCTTTCAAGGTCTTGTTCAAGTGTCGTGTCGAAATTGCACAGCACATACACAATCAGCCGTTCATCACGGATACCCGTGATTTCCTTGAACATCTGGAACTTCGGCAGGATCATGTCCTTGTCTTCAAAACGATCCCATGCGAAGTGCAGGTTCTTTATTCTGATTTGCTTCAGCATTTCGGCCTTCTCAGGTGTCATCATCCGGATGTCAAGTCCCTGATTGAAATCCACTTTGGCCTTGCTGTCAATCAACTGTTGAAGCAGGTCTTTCCACTGTCTGCATGCAAGGATGTTCGGATCGCACAGAACGATGTTCTTCTGCCCGTTCCAGAATTCGTGAAGGTCAGCTACCTTCCGGGATGCCCTACCTTCCTTTGCTTCCACATGACAGAAACTGCATCCCCGTGGGCAACCCCGTGTCAGGAAGCCATATGCCGTGTCTGTGATCCCGTACAGCGAATAGTCCGGGTAGATATGCTCCACTTCATCCGGGAGCGGGATGTCATTTGTACTGTCAAATACTTCCTTCCCATCCACAAGGCTGATGCAGTACCCACTGCCACCCTTGATGATTTCGTCAGAGTCTATGTAATACTGGTAATCCTGCGAAAAGCTGAACACCTTCGCCATATACACCCTGTCACAGTGTCCCGTGAACATGGGATCATACCATTCCACTTCATCGCCCTGTTGCTTGTGGTAGGCTGACAGCTTCATCAATGGGATGTTCGGAAAGTTATGCCCATCGACATCAATCAGCCCGATCTTCATTGATTTCAGCACCTTTCATCCCTGTGAAAACATGAGCAATCACGTCCACAGTCCAGCCGTTGCCGATGGCCTTCTTCCTGTTCGTTTCCGTCAGGCCTTCGGTGTAGTTGTCAGGAAGCGTTTGCGCACGTTCGCATTCCAGCGCAGAAGGCTTGCGAACCTTCCCGTCAATCAGGTACAGGCCAGCTTTGGCGCCGCGACCTCCACCGTTTGCAGTCAGTGTCGTTGTCTTGCCGTGTATGCTGTAAACCCGTTCACCCTGACCGCCCTTGCCAATCGTGCCAATCCTCAAAGGACGGTTTGTCGGCTTTTCATCACGATCAAGGAAGGCCGTAATCGCTGTCAGGTCATCACACTTTGCATCATGTTCCAGAATGTCCTTGACGTAGATGTGCCGATCCTTCGGCAATGCCACATCCGGGATGTTCGTCCAGTATAGGCGTTTCCGGGACTGTGCAGATACAAGCGCACTGTCAATCAAAATGGGTTCAACGCCCAGCACTTCTGTAATAGTGGCTTTCGCATCTTCAGGCATTTTCCAGTTGTTTTCTACAAGGAAATACTTCGGTTTGATTTCTGCGATTGCCCTTGCCAGTTCATAGAACAGACCGCTTCGCTTGCCGTTCAGGCCCTGCCGTCCTCTCTTGTTGATGCTCAAATCCTGACACGGGAATCCGCCCATCACCAGATCAAACCCGGCATACTGTGCAAAGTCAGCACCCGTCACATCCCCGCAATGCTCAATCTGCGGATAATTCTTCCGGCTGATCTTGATTGCGTTCTGGTCGATCTCATACGCGACATACCGTTCCACCGGGATGCCTGCACGTTCCAGCGCGACCATTCCGCAACTGATGCCGTCAAACAGACTTAACACCTTCACGTTTGTTTCTCCCCCTCTCCATCTCTCTGCGCATCTTCCGTGATGCCTGTTCAAACGCCTGTTGCCGTTCTTCCTTCGTCATCTTCCCTGCGTGGATACGCACAGTCGCGTTGCCGATCTTGTACGTTGCAGCAGGTTCATTGTGCCTATCCACTGTCAGCCCTCCCGTCAATTACGGTTAAACCGTAGTATTGGGTAAAAAAATAATATGGTCGTAGTGGATGCCTACCACTTCACCAATCTTCCTTGCCTGCGATACAGTGGGTTCTGTCTTGCCCTTTTCCCAATTGCTCACAGTGCTTTCCGACACGCCACAAGCCTTTGCAAGGTCTTTCTGCGTCATGTGGACGTTCTTTCGTGCCGCTGGCAACGTAATTCGCATTGTATTCATGTCAGCACCTCCTTTCTCGCTTGTTACGGTAAAACCGTAATGCTATATTACAATAGCTTTCTACATTTGTCAATGGTTTTTCCGTGATTTTTTGAATTTTCCATTGATTTTTTATGGTTTTACCATTATAATATGAAGTACAAAGGAGGTGAGATAATTGCAAACGGAAGAAAACAAGAAGATCATGGCTCGTAACATCAAACGCTACATGGAGCAAAAGGGGGTTACGAATCAGCAGCTTTGTGAAGATTTGGGGTTCAAGTACACCACTTTCCTTGACTGGATCAAGGCGGTCACATACCCGCGCATTGGCAAGATCGAAGCAATGGCGGACTATTTCGGGATTCTGAAGTCTGATCTGATTGAAGAAAAAATGACCGAAGAAAAAGAAAAGGACAATGAACTCCTTGCAGAGATCATTGTCCGTATGAGAATGGATGAGGAATTCAAGTCCCTTGTCGAATCTCTGTATCTTCTCGACAGCGACAAGATTCAAGGTGTGAAGCAGTTATTGCAGGCTTTTGCCAAGTAACCTGAAGATCAGGTCTAATAATGGGATATCATTGCACTGTTCCAGCAGCGCAACGATCTTTTCTATGTACTGGTCTTTCGTCATCTTGCTTCACTGCCCTTCTGTGTCGCAACAAACACACGTTCTATGATTCTATTCTACAATAATATTCCGACAGTTTCAACAGTTTCTGCCATATTCGGAATATTTCGACAAGAGAAGTCATAGAACTCGGAAGGAAAGGCAGGAGCGCCGCAGCACCACCCGAAGCGCCCCCGCCGTCCCGGAATGATAGGTCATCTCTGACCCGCTTTTATATTACCACCAGCAACACTTTAGCACAATAAACAGATGTGAAAAGCGGGATACTACATGCGGAATGTAAACATATCTTTTGTAATATATCAATATCACATGTGATAAGCGAGGATTTATAAATGTTTGATAGATGCATCAAATGTGACCGTTTGGGGCAGGATTGCGTCCCGAATCTGCTTGCCCTTCCGTGGGAAGGTCTTCTCAACTGGTGGAAGGAACGCCAGAAGTTTCTAGGCTGGACGAATCAGGTCTTGTCCGATAAAAGCAACATCCCCGTCGGCACGATCAACCGCATCAAGGCCGGAGAAGATGACGCGCGATATTCCACCATGCGCAGTATCATCCATGCGCTGATGGGTGGTTATTCCGTAGAATTCCCCTGCCAGAAGAAACTGGATCAGGAATTTGCCCACATCGAAACGCTGGAAAAGCAGTGCAGCGAACTGACCACCGCACACGAAGCCCTTGTGGCAAAGATGCAGACCGTGGAAGAAGTTCACCGGAAGGACGTTGCAGCCATCCGTGCTGAATACCGGGAACAGATTGATTTTTTGAAGGAGAATAACGCATTCTTGCGCGAACGCTTCCAGTGGGCGCAAGAACACGCAAAGAAGGATTAACCCAATAAAAGGACGTGGAAAACGTGACAGTATTTGAAACTAACGACATAATAGAAACATCCATGCCGAAAATGGATGTATACGCAATCTATCTGCGTAAAAGCCAATCAGATGATCCTTCCGAAACAGTTGAAGAAGTCATCAAACGGCACAAAGACATCCTGTCCCAACACGCTGCGCGAAGGGGCTTGTATATCGGTGAAATCTATCAGGAAGTCGTGTCCGGCGAAAACATTGACGCACGAAAGGAATTCCAGCGTCTGATCAAGGATTGCTATGCCGGAAAATACCGTGGAATCCTTGTGATTGAGATCACCAGACTTTCCAGAGGAAATCAAGGTGACGCGCAAGTCGTGCTTGATATGCTCAAATTCTCCAATAACAACCGTGGTGTCCTTGTCGTTACACCCACGAAGACCTATGACGTGGCGAACAATTCAGACGATGAAGAATACATGGAATTTGAACTGTTCATGTCCCGCCGTGAATACAAGATGATCACACGCCGCATGCTTCGTGGTAAAGAACAGGCCATCGTGGAAGGTCAGTTCATGAACAGCCATCGCCCGTATGGATATAACATCGTCAAAACAAAGAAGTTCCGCACCCTTGAACCAAACCCGGAAGAAGCGCCAATCATCAAACAAATCTTTGAATGGACTGTCAAGGATAACATGACGGCCTATGAGATCGCAAAGCGTCTGGATGCTATGGGAGTGCCGACCTACACACGCAGCGCAGAATGGTCACGGGAAACGATCAAGGCATTCCTGACAAATCCGGTCTATGTGGGCAGAGTACGCTATAATGACCGCATGGAAGTCCGCAAGATGGTTGACGGCAAGATTGTCAAGTCCCGTCCGCGATCCAATCACACAGACCGTTACATGGAGTATGAAGGCTTGCACAAAGCCCATGCCCTTGTGGATGAAGAAACCTTCAAGGCCGCATCATCCCGCTTTTACAGCGACAGAACGAAAGGTGAATTGGAATTGAAGAATCCCCTTGCAGGCATTCTGTACTGCCCGAATTGCGACAAAGCGATGGTCTATCAAGGTTTTGACAAGCGCCCTAACGTTGCGCCACGCTTTCGTCATGCACAGTCCAACAACTGCAAAGTCAAGTCCGTGATTGTGACCGATGTGCTGGATGCCGTGATCCATTCGCTGAAACTGTACATCGAAGACTTTGAAATGCAGTCCGACAACACTCAGACCATTGACGAAGCTGCCATCGCCGCGCAGGTTGACACGCTGAACAAGGAACTGCGCAAAAGCGAACGCATCCTTGCAAAACTGTTCACTTCATGGGAAGATGAAACCATCTCTGATAATGAATTCGTTCAGCGAAAGGCCGTGCATAATGAAAGGATCGCATCCATCAAGCAACAGATTGAAGCGCTTGAAGACACGATCCCTCAGCATGAAGAACTGGAAGATAGGATCATCCAATTCCGTGAAGTCATGGATGCCCTGAAAGATGACACGCTTTCCGCCGAAGCAAAGAACATGGCCTTGAAGTCGATCATCGAACGCATCTATTTCAGCCGGGAGAACAACGCTGAATTCTTCTTAGACATCCAGACGAAGTAACACAGGGCAATGATCTGACCCCTGAATGTCCGTTAGGATGTCAGCTTCGACAATCTTGTCCTTCGCATCCTCTGATGCAAGGAAATAGTCAATGCGCCAGCCCACGTTCTTTTCACGCGCTTTGAACATGTACGACCACCACGAATACTTCACTTCGTCCGGGTGAAGCGTTCTGAACGTGTCAACGAAGCCAGCGTCCAGCAGGTTCTGGAACTTCTCCCGTTCCTGCTGCGTGTAGCCTGCGCTGTTCTGGTTGGACTTCGGATTCTTCAGATCAATGGGATTTGCCGCGACATTCAAATCCCCGCAAATTATGACAGGTTTCTTTTTTGCCTTCGGTATGTATGATGGGTGTGTTGTATTTATGTCACCACCATCATACATACCAACCTTAAAACGAAAGGAAGATATGTATGAGAATAAAATGGCAAGACACAAGAGAATACAAGACATACACCTACAGAGGACACACTATCGAAAAGATCAATGAAGGGTGGATCACCACCGTCCCCGGCGATGAATACATCTACTATTCTGCCGAAACAGCGCACAACGCAGTTGACAAGATGTTAGGCGGAAAGACACGCAAGGCCAATCCGGCACGGCACAAGTTCGGCATCAAGATTGTCGGCAGGAAAGATGGTGAATCTGAATGCGTGTGACATGGAGGGATAGCAACAAGCCGAAGGAATACAAGCCAATCCGATACCGGGGCTATATGATATGGGGAACGCCGAAAGGATGGGAAATCACCGTGCCGGGAGATAACAACATATACCACAATAACTTCTGCGCTATGAATGCCATTGATGCCCACTTCGGGGACTTCGGCACACGGGGAACGGAGAAGCGCAAGAGATACGGCATTCAGATCATCGGCACAAGAGAAAAACAATGAGCAAGGCGGGAAACCGTCTTGCTTTTTTCGCTCTTTCGTCCTATAATGCTGTCAGAAAATTCGGTCAAGGAGGATAACATGAAGAAGCAGAAATTCGTCTACGAAGACAAGGACAATAATTATGAATATGTCGTTACCCGCCGCGAGAAGAAAAATAAAGGCCATCCATTCCTGACGGCAATCGTGATTTTTCTTGTCATCGGCTTCATCGGTTCAAATTCCAGCAGCAACGATTCATCCACGCCTAAACAATCCAATTCCCCCAAAGCCACTTCCACTGTTGCTGTGACAAAAGCGCCCACTGCAACGTCCTCCACCGTCCCTACTGCTGAACCAACCTCTGACCCCACTGCAACACCGTTCACCGTTGAACACGATGAAGAATACTACGCAACGCAAGAATACATCTATAAGTTCCTGACTGAAAAGGGATACGAAGTACAAGTCATCATCGGTGTACCAAATATCGGGAGATACGAAGACACCAACCCGGATGACTCATATGTCAACTGGTATGCGTACATCAAGCGCAATGGAAAGTGGCAGGAGTTCGTTGTTGTTCTGTTCAATGGCGAAGTGTCAGCCATTCGTCCTGTCAAATAAAAACAAGGCCGGAGAACAATCCCCGGCCTTTTCTCATTCCCTGTGAAGATATTCGATTTTGTCCTTGATCCACTTGACTTCCGTTTCCACGGCAGGCATGCGCTTTGCAAAGTTGTTATGCTCCCGCACCTCCCGTGTCAGTTCATCCAGCCGCAGATCAGTCACAGCCCTGTCCTTTGCCTGTTCAGCTTTGATTTCGGACACCAGTTTTTGATTCCCCTTGTTGACAGTGATGATGATGCCCACCAGAGAGAAGATGCCCGTGATGATTGCTGCAATGATGCCTTCCATGTCCTATCATTCCTTTTCATTTTATGCTTTGTACCCAATTGCAAACCACATGATGCCCGTGTTTGTCGTTCCGGTTCTGGTGACAAACGCATCAAACCCTGTCGTGGTGATGTTCGCCGCACCATCGCCCAGCACGGATGTCCCCGGAACGGTTGTGTAGGTCGTTGTAAACACGCAAGGTGCATCCGTATATGATGTGTAGAAGGACACCACCTTTGCTGTCGGTGTGTTTGCAACAGGCGTGATGGTCACGTTTCCCCACTGGATCAGCAATCCGTTGCTGAAGCGCACCCAGCCTGTTCTGTTCCCGTGCGTGACATCGCCGCTGGTGATGAATTCATCGCCGCCGTTCGCCCTTGTCACCTTGACATTCGCGTCAAAGACAAGGTTCTGAGTGCTACTCAAATACCGCCAGATGCCGTGTGAACGTGCCGTGTCCCAACACCCGATAGAAGTCACGCTGCTGCCGCTTGCCCCGTACAGCTTGCAGTTGTGGACGTTTGCCGCATCCTCTGTGGTCTGGAAGTAGATGTCCTTTTCTTCATCAGACTTTTTGATGCCGCCCATGTACACATACTGATTGATACTCAATGGCATGTCGATCTCCATGCCTTCTGCTTCTTCTGACACCTTGCCGAAGGCCAGACCCTTGCCGCTTGCATTGAAATCAATCAGGGTGAAGGCTGTGGGGATGTCGATCACGCTTTGCACTGTGGTGAAGAAATCCTCCACCGTCAGGCGCACATCAAAGCTGCTGTCCGTCACCATGATCCCGTTTGCACTGATGATGTTGTCATTCAATGCATAAACAGACCCGCTTGTCAAGGCCGTCCAGTTGTCCGTGTTCTTCGGCCTGTATTCGATCTTGTAGGTCTTGCTGTTCTTGTTGTTGACCGCCGCAATGCTGAAGTTGACTTTTGCGTTCAGGTGTGTGCCGTCATAGTTTTCCGATCCATCCGCAAGGCAGCGGAAGCCCTGAAAACTGGTGATCTTCGGTGCAGCGTAGGCAATGACCGCAATGGTTCTGGTGGTGCTTGCTGTCCGTCCCCTGCTGTCCGTGACTGTGATGGTCACTGTCCTGTTCCCGGCCGTTGCAAGGGTGCTGGTGGTCGGTGCTGATCCCGTGTAGGTCTTGCCGTCCAGAACCGTCTTGTATGCCTTGATCGTGGATGACAAAGCCCCTGCCGCCGTGATCGTGATCTTCGCTTTGGATTTGCTCTGGACAAATCCGCCGAACTGTGCATTGATGCCTGCTTCTGTTTCTGCAATGGTCACGCCGGATATGGTCGGCACAACGGATGCCGGAACTGTCAGCGTGAAATTCTTGCTGACCGCAGACCCGATCTTCGTGCTGCCTGAATATGTTGTGACAGTGACCTTTGCCGTGCCACTGGTTGCTGACGGGATCGCGTTCAGCCAGCTTGTCGGGATCGCGTAGCTGGTTGACGTACCGACCCCCGTTGTGGTCTTTGAATAGCTGCCGAAACTGAAGACAACCGTGTGCGTGAAACTGGATGCCGCCCGTGTGATATTGACCGTGCAGGCATTCGTGCCGTTGACTGACACAGAGGATGTCACGCTGCTGATGGTCGATGCCCTTGCAATGGTATTGAACGTGCCGCTCCCGCTTGCCGTTACGTTGCCGTAGTACGTCCCCGACAGGGTGACATTGATGCCAGCCGTGGCGGAGAATGAACAGGTCTTTGTGCCGTCCGCATTGTGGGAGATCGTGACAGGCTTTGTGAAGATGGTCTTCACCTGATTGCCGGACAAGGCCGCTGTGAAGGTGAAATTGTATTTCGTGCCGTTGATGGTCAGGCTTCCGCTCTTGCTTGCCGTGGAATTGATGGTGTAACTCGACCCCGTGGACACAAGCTGAACCTTCGCCGTAACACTTGATGTATTGTTTGCCACCGACTGCGATGTGACTTCCCATGCGATCTGCAAGCGATATCCCGTGCGGATGGCTTCCTGTATCGTTCCTGATGCCGCCATGTGCTGACCCCCTTTCAAGGGTCAGAGATGCCTATCATTCCTTATATCTTTTTGAAACTGATATTCCCGTTTGCCCGTGGCATGAAGGCGAAGTTTCCGATCTGCAAACTGTGGTTCACCTGTGCGTCCGTGATGTACATTCTGCGGTTGCTGAAGTACGCCACTTCTGCACCATCCTGAAGGAAGCTGATCCTGTCGTTTGAGATTTGCAGTTCCAGTTCATTGCCCACTTCGCCCAGCAGGATCATCCCGTTCACGAAACGGATGTACTTGCGGATTTCTTCAAATTCCGCATCCGTCCCTGCCGCGACAGCAGCAATGTCCGCGCTGAATTGGGTGAACTGGATGTCGAAACTTTCCTTCGTGTGTCCGATGGTGGTGCTGACTTCAGACACAAGGGCATCCGTTTCATCCTTCAGATAGTACCGTTCAGCCACCTGTGCTGTGATATCCTCTGCGCTTTTGATCAGGGATGCTTCCACGTTCTGTTCAAGGTTGTAGATGATTTCGCTTGAATCGTTCACCGTCACCCATTCTGCCGTTTCCGCATCATATCGCGTCAATACAGGCGGTTCTGCGCTGGTGTTCAGCCACATGTATGTCGTGGCAGATGGCGCTGTTGCGCTCTGAACAACCGTGTGAAGCAGGGCATTCGTGGCCTTGTTATAGGCCGCTTTTGCCGCTTCGTAGCTGCTGGACAGGGAAACAGGGGAATACACATAAGTCCCGTCACTGAAGACCGTGCAGTCCACCGTGTACAGGCTGTATGTGCTTCCGTCCGTGTATCCCGGTTCGACATCATCCCACACAGCAGGAGGGAACGTGGTCGGCTTTGGAGGGGTTGCCGCCGTAGAGGATTGAAGCAGATAATACCGATATGTTGCTGCCACATCGACAACGCTTGAAAGCGTGATCTGCCCCGCTGCTTTGATAGCCATGCTATCACCCCTCTAATTGTGCGACATAGCTTGCCCTGTGGCTCACATCTCCTGCATCAATCGTCAGTGTAGCGCCCGTGCCGACAGGCGTTTCCCCGCCGTCCTTGTACCACTTGATCGTCCCCAGCGCCGTGACCTGTGCCGCCGACAGTTCAGCGCCAGCCCGGTACACATGGGCAGTCAGCACCGTTTCAATTGCGGAATTCTTGAAGATCGTGCCGTTGCTGGAAGTGATGGTCAGCGTGATCGCATCCGCACCGGGGTTGCCTGTTGCACCCGTTGCGCCCGTTGCACCCATGAAGGCAATCGTGTAGGTGAATTCCTTCGTGATGGTAATGTCCCCGATATGGACGGGAATCTTGACCACGCCGCCCGTTGTCACCGATGTAGTCACGGCGATGGTCAGCGTGGGAGAAGTTACGTTGCTATCACTGGAAACTGTCACGCCAGCGGGTTTTGTGATCTCGGAAACCGTCACAGTGCAAGGAATTTGCGAAGCACCTTGCATGGCAATGATCTGCGTGGTGGTAGACCCGGCCTTCGCCGCATTGGTTGTGCCGGGGAAGGCATGTGCTTCAGATGTGAGGATGACAGAATACGCATCCGTTACGTCAACGATGGAAATTTGGTCAACCGACTTGATAGCCATAATGTTCTCCTTTCTTCATCATCATTCCGTGATCAACTGACATTTGAAAACAACCTTTGTGTCTACGTCACTCGGTGTCAGTGACAAAGCAAACCCCTCTTCAGATATCCTGCTGTCCGTTGTCAGGATCGTCCCGAAGGTCGCTTCCCCCATACGCTGCCATTGCCATTCAAGGTGTGCGTTGCTACCGAATTCCGTCCGCATAGCAACCGCATCCGTGATTGTTTTGCCGCCCTTGAAAATGACAACATTCAGCACAGTTTCGACTGTGCTGTTTTTGAATACAGTCCCCCTGCTGGAATCAATCCGCAAGGTGACAGCATCCTGTCCGTCCCTGCCATCCCTGCCTGTGCTGGATGTGATCTTGCTTGTCTGTGACGTGAAGGTGTCCAGCACCCCGCCCAGCGTCATCTTGTTTGCGCCCGGTTCAAACAGCTTCAGGGATAGCTTGCTGACAAGGAAGCGCTGATTCAGGCCGTGTGGATCGCTGATCGCATCGACCATCGTTGCAACGTGAAAGGACGCGATGTCCTGCCCTGTTGCCGCAAGGTCAGCCGCTGTCAGTTCAACCGTTTCCGGCAGCTTGACAGAATCCGCAAGATGTGCTTTGCCCTTCGTCAACAGGCTTCTGGAATCGGTCACATCGTCAAATATGACCGTCTTGACAATCCTGCCATACTGTGCTATTGCATCCGCATCCTGCACATAGTCAACGCCACCGTTCACCGTTTCAATCGTCAGCCGCTTGTCCGTGTCTTGCCCTTCATCGTTCTTCAGTTTCGCACCCAGAGGGATGACCACCGTTGCGATGTCTTCACCCTTGCGTATCCGCTTCAGGTCAAGCAGGTTCTGCCCGAAGATGATCTTTTGTGGGGACAAGACCGTGATGCTTGACAAATAATCCAGATAGTGCTTGCCGTCCTGATGCCGGACGATAATGTACCCGCCCAGCAGGTCAAGCAGCTTCTTCTGGATCACGTCCCATGTCGTTGTGTGGTCGATGTCTGACCGGACGATGTAATCATTCGGATCAGTGACCGTCACTTTGCCCAGCGTGAACTGCTTTTCCGCATCCACCTGCGCATTGTGGCTGGTGATCAGCATGGACAAGAAGTCCGTGATACTGCCCGTGAAATCATAGGGGCGCTGGATGCTGTCCAGTAAGAAAGCCAGTTCACCTTCGCAGGAAAACTGCCTTTCGTTGTGCCAGCCGACTTCATCATTCAGCACCCGCCCACGGAACAGCAGGAAGTCATCCTGATACACCGTGATGATGCTTTTCAGCTTGCGGATCAGGTCATAATACGGATGATCCTGCTGCACCGTAAAGACGAAGCTGCCTGTCTTGTTCACTTCCAGTTCAAGTGAAGGATTGTAGATCATCAGGCTTCCCATGCGGGTGTGATACAGCAAGTTGCCGTCACAATAGACCCGGTATATCACAAGACCGCCTCCCTCCATGTGAAGGAGATCGTCCCTGTGCCGATGACCGTGACAACGTTGTCACCCTCCACCAGTTCCAATTCGGGGAGCATGTACGACCCGGAAGCCAAGTTCCACACGTTGTCGGTGTTATATACAACGCTCATGCTGGTGCTGGTTTGAACAGTTACAAAGGGGACAGCACGTTTCCGTGCATTTGTCAAGGTGACTTCCTCCACCCCGTCAACGGCCTTCGTGACAATGGTTTCCGTCATCTTGTACTTGTAGGGTTCACAGTCGCATGTGACTGTGATCTTACCGATATTCTTTTCATTCGTGTACTTTGACACGTTACACCGACCCACATAGAAGAAGGAAGGGTCATCGTCAAGGATGATCCTTCCTTTCTTCCCGTGAATCTTGTTCTTGATGTCCGTGAACTGTGAAAGCTGTTCATTCCGGGGGCGAATGCTCTCAAACGTGAATTGGTGCTGCACATTCGCAAAATGGGCTTCTCCGAAAAAGTCCGTGAAG